TCAAGTGAAAGGAAGTGAGCCAATATATATGGAAGAAATTGAAAAACTAGAAAAAGAACATAAGCTAACAGCTAAACAAGAAAAATTCTGTAGAGAATATGTTCAAACATTAAATAAAACATTGGCTTACCAAAGAGCCTATAATTGTGAGAACTATGATTCAGCTCGAACTTTGGGTAGCAAGCTCTTTGCAAATATTGACATTCAGAAGCGTGTAGATGAACTCAAAGCTGAAATAGTCCAAGAGTATAAAATCTCAAGAGAACAGTTAATAGAAAAACAATTATGGGTTTTAAATAAAGCTCAAGAAGGACAGCCTGAAATGAAGATGAATAGAGAAGGCAAGTTCGTTCCAACTGGAAATAAATTTTATGATTTCCGAGCGATCAATGATGCAGTCAAGAATTTATCTAACATGTGTGGTTTCAATGTAAATGAAGTAAAGGCTGAAATAAAAGCCAATGTCGAAAGTGATGTAAATATCATTACTGCGAAGGACATAGCAAATGAGCTGATGAAAAAGTGATTAAGTTAAGTGATAAGTTCAAAGCATTTGTTTCATTGCTAGACATAGAAGAACAGCATATATATACTGAAGTGCTAGAAGGACAAACGAGTGCAGGAAAGACAACAATAGGAATCGGACTTAAATTTATTCTATTAGTAGCCTTATCAAAAAAGAAATTGCATTTACTATGTGGCTATACAATGGGTAAGCTAGAATCAAGTATTATAGTTAAAGAGAACGGAATACTAGATATAGCAAGCCAACTTGGTTATAAGGTCGAATACAAGCCTAATGGCTATGGCGACATAAGACTAGCACACATAATTGTTTATGGTAAGACTAGAGAAGAAGATAGGATAATTTATTGTGCTGGTTATTCTGATACCACTAAATGGAAGGATATACTAGGTAATCAATACGGAATAGTTGCAGTTGATGAAGCCAACATTGCTAACATAGATTTCTTGAGAGAGTTATCTATGCGTAGAGATTATTGGATGATGACACTAAATCCAGATGATCCTAATATGCCAATCTATAGTGAATTTATAAATCATGCAAGACCATTAAAGGAATATGAGAAAGATTATCCGAGTGAATTGCTTAATCAATTATATTCAGGTCAAGCAAAAGAAGGTTATATTCATTGGTATTTCACAATGAATGACAATGCTGCATTATCAGAAGAAAAGAAGCAGCAAATAATTGATTCAGTTCCTCCTAATTCAAAACAATACAAAAATAAGATACTAGGATTAAGAGGAAGAAGTGAGGGATTAGTATTCGAGGAATTTACGGATGAAAAGATAATCCCTTATGAAAACTTTAGGTATCTACCAAATGAGATGGTTTCAAGAGTTATATGTGGTTTAGATAGTGGTTTAAATAATGATGCCACAGCATTAGTAACAATGCTAATTACAACTGCAGGAAGATTACTTGTAATACCATCTTTTTATTATCTACCGAAAGTCGGAAGCAATGCGAACTCGATACAAGCTCAAAACATTGCTAAATGGCTTGATTACTGGTTGCCTACATTTGGCATTAATATTACGAACATCGTTCAAATTATAGGTGATTCGGCAGCAATAACACAGGATTTAATCTATGAGATAAATCTCAATACACCATTTACTGCTGCACCAGTAGAGAAGAAAGATATCTTAAAGGACACACAAAGAGTTAAAAGTATCATAGGAAAGGATGATTACTTTTACATAATAGATGCAGGATATAGAAATCCGTTAAATCCTAATGAGGTACTAGGACAAACTGATATGTTCATTGTAGAACTGAACAATAAGGTTTGGGATGTTAAGAAAAATCTACCAGAGGATGGAAATGACCACTGCATAGATGCTTTCAAGTATGGAAGCTATTACATTTATTATTTGTATGGAGGTGTATAGTAAATGTCAGACAACACTCTTATCGATTATGAAAAGACAAATAAATACTTGCCCGAATCGTTAAGAGCATTCGTAGGAGCAAGTAATAGGGTATCAAAAGTTGATATAAGAACGTTCTATGCAATGTATGAGGGTGTAGAGCAGTTAGCAGTATTTAATAATCAAACTGCTTCAGAGTTTGCTAGTGGCTTCGTACCATCAATTAACTTGAGATATTTAAGAAGTGGTGTAGCACCTAGACTATTGAATATTTTAGTTTCAAAGACTGTAGGTAGAGTTTATTACCAAACTGACATACCTGAAGCAGAATTAGAACAGCAACTAAATAAAGATTATTTCAGTGATATTTTAAATAAGTCATTTAAGGAAGCAGCATCTACTGGTCGTTCAGTAATAGCAGTCTATAAGGCTGAAAATAGCTCCAATATTTCACTTTTAACATATAACCTATTCAGACATAAGGTTAGGTTTGATGATAAGAAGAATATTAGGGAAGCGTGGTTATATTTATCTAATCACAGTGGTGATGTTGCAGGACTTGAATTTACAGTATGTGAGCATAGATATTTCAAGAGAAAAAAAGATGCAATTACAGGTGAATGGATTTTAAAGCCATATCAAAAGGTGGTTGTAATGAAATCTATTTATGCTATGGAAAGCAAGAAGGATGCCAAGAACGTTGAAATAGACAATGTAAAAGATATCCCAGCATTCATAGAAGCTGCATATCCAAATATCAAGTTCAATATTGAGCAGGAATTAACTTTTAGTGATTTAGGTGTGTATGACATCAAGTTCACAGAAACTAATTCAAAATTCCCTGATAGTGATATTCCAGAAGCAATGTTTGTTGATGCAGTAGATAACGCTCTTATTGTTGATACATCAATTACTGGAAAAGAAGTTGAAAAGGAAGTTGGTCGAGGACAAATTCTTATTCCTGAATTTGGTAAGATGAACGGAATGGGCTACCAAACACAAGATATCATGGGAAGCCATACATTAAGAACACTTGGAAGCTCACACTATAAAAATCCAATTATAATGCCTTATCCAAGTCTTAAAATGGAAGATTCAAAGCCAAGCAATATCCAATTCGATATTCGTTCAGAACAATGGATTCAACAAATTGACAATGACATTGCGAGATTATGTGCTTCAGTTGGTATTTCAGTATTAGATTATGATCCTAGATTATTAGTAAGTGGACAAAGAACTGATGATGAAATAAATGCAATGACTGATATCACAGCAAATACAGTCAATAATTTTAGAAACATAAACCAAAGAAAAGTAAATCAATTACTAGAATGTATAGTTGAAGCTTTAGGCTTACCAAAGCCAGTAGCAATTCGTTGGTCTATGTCTGCAATATTAAATCCAAGCAAGAACACATCTTTAGTAATTCAGCAATTAGAAAATGGCTTGATTTCAAGAAAGGAAGCAATAAGAAGAGTTAATCCTGACTTGACTGAAGCCGAAGTTGACCAATTATACCAGGAAATATTAAAGGAACAGCAAGCACAGGATGTGAATGTTCAGTTTAATAATTTCTAGTGGTGAGCTATGGATGATCAATTAGCGTTAGCAGTTGAAACAGCAAATACTGAATTATTAGAGTTGTTAAATAAAGCCATGTTGTATGGTTGGCAAAAGTGGTATGCCAAACGAATGGTACAAGACCTATGTGATAGAACACAAAAGAAACTAATATCATTGGGAGCAAGTGATACATTAATCATTGAAACGATAGAAGGCTTAAAACGAGCTTTTATTCGTGGATGGTTAACTATTATTAGTGAATTAAGAAAAGTCGCTAAATCCGATGAATTAGGTGTTATAGGTCAAACCATAAAAGCAATGGAAACAAATACACCACTTGAAATGAGTTCAAAAGGAATAGCAATTAATGTTATGCCAGGACAAAAGACAGTCGGCATAGCCAATGCATCAATAACCAATATCCGAGATTTTATAACTGACAATGGTTATGAATCTAAAGGAGCAGGCGAAAGATATGTTGATTATGTAGATAGAATAAATAATGCTCTAGTTGAGATTAATGATGAAATCAGTAAGAACACACTTGATACTAGGGGAGCAAACGGAAGAAGGATTTCAGTTAGAAATATGGCTGAAATAGAAACCAGATACAAGATGATTAGTGAATCATTGGATAGAGCCACAGCAGACGGTAATAAGTTCGTAGTTGCTTCAGCTCATGCTGATGCTTCTGAACGCTGTAGTTGGTGGCAGGGTAAAATCTTTATTGTTGACCTAGATATTAATTCAAGACCTATGGGACAGTACAAAGGTAGTAAACCAAATCAAAGGATAGTCGGTCATATCGATGGAAAGCCTTATTATAGCCTATTAGAAGCGTGCGAAAATGGTTTCTTATCATTTAATTGTCAGCATAGATTAATCAAGTATTATAGGGGAGTTAATCCACCACATTATGATATGGTAAAGGTTAAGATGCAGCGTGCATTAACTGCTAGACAAAGAGAACTTGAAAACCGAATAAGGATTTATAAGCGTAGGCAAAAGACATCCACTAATGGATTAAGAGTTAATCGCAAGAATCCTTATACAGGAAAAACTGAAAACATGAACGAGCTTAAATACAATCAATTAATGTCAAAGTATTGGCAAGAAAGATATAGTGAGTTCAGTAAATACAATAACCTACCTGAATATAGATGGAGGTTAAGGATAACCGAGTACGAAGAATAATGAAGGGAACAATATTTTTACTGATTATATTCGCAGTAGTCAATATCTTTAAAGTATTTGATAACGAGGACTAGAGATAGTCCTTTTTATATTGCCTTTGGTTTCTAGGCGTAAAAGAAGAGCAAACATTTAATTCTAACGAGATGCAACACTCGTAAAAAGCGTAGGAGGACAAATGAAAAGAGAAGAATTAAAAGCCAAATTAGTAGAAGCAGGTGTAGCTGATGATAAGATGTCTGCAGTATTAGACTATATCATGGCTCAAAATGGTGCTGAAATCAATTCCTTAAAGGAAGAGAACAAAGCATTAAAGAGTACCAATGACGAGGCTAACAAATCGAAAGATGATGAGATAAAGAGCCTTAAAGCACAAATTGAAAGCTATAGTGATTATGATGACTTAAAGAAATTTAAAGAAGATACAATCGCAACTGCTGAAAATGACAAGCGTGTCAACTACTTAAAGGCACAGGGTTGTAAGCATCCTGATCTTGTTATGGGAAAGCTAGATTTTTCAAAGGCTACCTATGATGAAGAGAAAAAGACTTACACAGGATTAGAAAATTCAATTAAAGAGTTAAAGGGTGCATATCAAGACTTGTTTGAGGAAAAAGGAACTCAACATCCAAATTCCAGTGAAAATCCTAACCCAACTGGTAGCTCATTCTTTGAAGAGTACAAGAAAAATAATCCAAATTTATTCAAATAAAAAATAATAGAAAGAAAAGAGGAAAACAATTATGCCATTCGTAGCACAAACAGAATATGGTCAAATCGTAGCTGCAAAGTTACGTTCTCAATTAGTAGCAGAAGGATTATTCGCTAGAAAGTATGTAGGCGATGCAAGAGCAGCAGCCGTTATGGTACCTGTAACTGATGAAGTTACTGTAGCAGATTACAATAAAGGTAATTTAGCAGCAAATGCAGTTACTTATGATGGAAATGCTTATATCACAGTTAATATTAACAAAGATAGATTCGTTTCATTATATTTAGATGGCTTCAATATGACAGCAGCTTCTTATGATGAAAAGGCTGATGCATTAGATAAGGTTGCTTATGGTCTAGCAAAAGATATGAATGCTTATGCTATTGATACATTAGTTAAGGGAGCTCAAGGATTAGACAAAGCAGGTAATGCTTTCGGCTCTACTGATCCAAGATATCAATTAACTGGCTCAACTGTTTCAGTTGGCTCAAATGATGTATATGATTCATTACTTGCTTTAGGTGCAGCATTAACAAATGCAGGTGTACCAATGGAAGGAAGATACATTGTAGTTAACGGAACAGGTTTAGCTGCAATTATGGGTTCTAACAAAACTATTAGACAGGGCGATATGGCTCAAGATTTAGTTAAGAAGGGATTCATTGCACAAATCGCAGGCTTCAATGTTAAGGTTTCTAATTTAGTAACTGGTAATATTGGCTCTGGCTCTTCAGCAAAAGCTTTATGGGGTGTTGTAGGTCATCCAGAGTTTGCAACTGATCCACAAGCATTCAAAGCAGAACCTAGATTCGTTGAGGGCGATGGTGATGCTAACGTAGTTGGTGGTGCATTCGTAAAAGGTAGAGTTGCATACACATACGAAGTTATTAATCCAAAGGCATTCGGTTTATTAACTGCTTAATTTAGAGCAACAATTTAAAAGGGGTGGTGTAAAAGCCATCCCTTATTTTTGTATATAGGAGGTCAAGAATGGAA